GCCAGACGTGCAACGCCGGCTCCTTGGCCGGCGTCTCGGATGGGTAGATCACGACCATGCCGACAGGCTCGCGGTCCACGACCAGGAGCATCTGCGCCTCGCCGCGCATCAGCGCGCCATAGACGTCGGGTGCAAAATGCAGGCGCCCTTCACGCTGCGTCAGGCGTTCACACGCCTCGTCAAGCAGCCAGTAGTGCTCACGCAGCGCCCGGGCCGTGTCGATCAACACGCACTCCATCAGATGCCCCCGTAACGGACTTTACGTGCCACCGGCGCCTGCGACGCCTCAGCCTCGCGGCGCGCTTCGTGCTGTGCAGCCGCCGCCATCCCAGCGTAAGCGCCGGCCGCCTGTAGATCGCCCCAGGCCACGTTTGGCATCGCCAGCAGCTTGGTCAGGGCGCCATAGAGGATGCCGTCGCGGTGAGCGGCAAGCAGCTCATCGGGCAGGTCGTTGAGTGCATTGGTCGGCACGAGTGCGACATGGGCCACAAGGCCGTTGCGGATGTAGTTCTGCTCGGGGGTCGCGTCCAGTTGGAGCTCGCGGCCGGACGAAAGCACTGCATAGCCGCGCGGAACGCCGGCGCCTGCGTGCAGGTTGCGCTCAGACACAGCTTTAAGCACCTCGCCGTCGAGCTTGGCCCAGAACAGCCGCGCCATGCGCGTATTCGCCGGCAACTCCAGCTCCACCAGCGTGCGCCCGCGAATGACGGCGGATGTCTCCGTGGTGTGCCGCCACGCTTTGGTGGCCCCGTAAAAGTCAGTCGCGGCCGAGCGCAACAGGCGCTCGACCAGCGGCTCGGGGCAGCCGGGCGCTGCGATCAGCGCCTCGACCAGCAGTTCCTGGACGTAGTTGGCCATGCTTACTCGCTCCGCGCCGTCTGGGTGGCCGCCGACGCGCCGATGGACGCAGCGAAGTAGCCGTAGTGGGTTTCCGCCCGCTCGGCGTTGCGCGCGTGGTCGGCGTCTTTGCTGAACGCGCGGTAGAGCATGTAATCGAGTAGCGGGTTGGCGTAGATGTCCTTCACCCCGATAGGCTCGTCGACACTGGTGGCGTCCTCGGGCAGCACCGCAATGAGCGCCTCGACCGTGCCCTGGCCGTCATTACCGGGGAACACCAGGAAGGCCGACGGTTCATCCAGGTCATAGGCGTAGTGCTTGGCCTCGCGGGCAAATGGGAACGCCGTCGGGCTCTGCCAGTTCGGGTGTATCGCCTCCAACACACGGCGGTCCACCGGGGTGACTGCCCGGGTGCGTTGCGCCGAAGCGTTGAGGTTGCAGTCGACTCGCAGGAGCTGAAAAGCCTGAGCCGGCACAGCCTGAAGGGTGCCACGCACCAAAGACACGGTCGCCCGGCGGGAAAACTCGTGAGGCTTGACCATGGCCAGCTCGCGCCGGCCGTCGTTGAACCAATCCAGCAATTCAGGCGCATCCCAGCGGGTGCCCGTAGCGTCCTGAAGGACGGTCTGGGCACGGCGGACCAACCCGCTGATTTGCACCGGCATGGATTACGCCTCGCCTTTGATCTGCGCCCATGCAATGTCGCGCACGGCGTCGGTTACGTTCTTGCCGACCTTCTTCTTGAGTGCGTTGAGCTTGGGCTCACCGGTGGCGCCGAACGCGCCGGTGTCGCCTGCTTCCATCAGCGCGCGGATTGCCGCGACGACCTCATCGGGAGTTGCACCCAGGTCAGGTTTTGGGGCCTCGGTGACGGCTTCGCCTTCCACGGGCTTGACGCCCTTGGTCAGCGCGACGTTCACCAGGGCCGCTGGAATCGGTGCTGCCACACCCGCTGTCATGCGCACGGACTTGCCGTTAGCGACGATCATCTGGGTGATGGGAGACAGAAAAAGCTGCATGGATCGCTTCCTTCAAAAAGGGGTGGCCCGAAGGCCACCCAAGATTCCCACCGAAATTAGCCGAACACGCTCATGGCGGTGTCGACAGTGATCACGCCGAAGTCTTCCTTGGTGTTGTAGCTCGACGGGTTGCCCTTGAACTGCGGCTTGAGGAAGCCGACCATCTTGGCAATCGAGATACCCAGCTGGTTCTCGTAGTCGAAGTCCTTCTCGACCCACTCGGCAGTGCCGATGTCAGCCATGCCCAGGGCCTGAGCACCGCAGAGCAGCGCACGTTGGCCAGTGTCATTGCCCGATACACCGAAACGCTTACCCGCCACGAAGTCGCCAGTCGCCACGCTGCCGGTCGACTTGGCCGCCGCACGGTTGTCGTAGACGTGGTCGAACTCCTGAACCAGCAGACCGTCGACCATGACCGCGTCGGCGCCGCTGAACAGCGAGTTGGACTCGCCGCGCACGCCGGCGTGGCGGACGTTAGCGATGAAGTCCGGGTCCAGACGCAGATCGGCCATGCCCATCGGGGTCACGAACACGTTGTACAGGTCCTGACCGCCAGCCTTGATCGGGCGAATCTTGCTGTCCTTGGCAGCCGCTTTCAGCTGGACCAGGGTCTTGTAGGTCATCGGGACCAGGGTGCCGTCGGCCGCGTTGTCACCGGTGCCGCGAGTCAGGCCGTTGCTGTTCAGGTAGAAGCAGCGGTTGGCGGTCGGCGCAACGGTGGCGGGGTCCGGGGCGAACTCCAGGTCGGCGAAGACGGTGGACGCACGAACCGAGCCGTCGGTGTTCAGGGTGTACGGCAGCGAGGACAGCGTCAGGAACGCCAGCTGGTCCAGACGGTCGGCAACCCAGTAGCCCAGCGCGTCCTTGGAGGCGTTACGGAAGTTGACGATGGACTTCTGGTCGGCCATACGACCGGCGAGACGGTTGGCGTGACGCAGCTGGTCGATCTGGATCACGGTGTCGAAGGCGTTCAGCGCTTCTTCGTTGTCCTCCAGTCGGCTATCCCCGACCACACCATCGCCGAGCAGGTCGGCGAGCAGGGTCATCACCGCGCGGGTGCCCTTCTTCGACTTGGTCAGGTCGGTGATCTGCTGAATCATCGCGTTCGGGCCTTTGCCCATGAACTTGGTGATGAAGGCGTTGTTGCGGGCGTGGTGCCAGAAGGCCAGGGACCAGGCCGTTTTTTGTTCGTCGGTCAAAGCCGCGAAGTTGGTAAGTGCCATTTGTTGCTCCTGCTAGCCGCACGGTCTGCGCGGCACAAAAAGGGGTTTTTTGTGTGCCTGCGCCCGTGTCGTGGGAGCCAAACGAAGGTAGATGCGCGGTAGGGGGCGACCCGCCCCGGCTATCGTGGGGGCTTACGACTTGCGCCTATATTAGCACTGCTGATACTCAAGAAAAAGCCCCGGCTTGCGGGGCTTCCTCATTTGCTTACAGGGAGTTGCCGAGCAATCGCTCGCGCACCGATTCCGGCAGCGCCATGAACTCCTCAACGCTCGCGCTGCGGATGTCAAACGCCACATCGTCGCCCTTGTCGGAGCGACCGCCCAGCGGCGGGGCGGCGCGGGTGGCCTTCTCGATCTTGGCGCGCGACTTGGCTGCCTGCTCGGTCTTGGCCGCCTCACGGCGGGCGTCAGGGGCAGCAGCAGCCGGGGGCGCGGTGCGGTCCTCCAGATCGTGCAGCTTGGCGACCGACTCAGCCGCTTTGCGGGTCGCCTCGGCCAGCGTGTAGCCACGGGCCATGTATGAGCGTTGCAGGTCAACCGACTCGGCTGCCAGCTCCTCGTCGAAGGCCTCGCCGTTCTCGTCCAGCTCGGGGAAGCGGTTGTACACCTCCTTGAGGGTGGCCTTGAACTCGATGCGCTCCTCGACCTGGGCCGCCAGATCGACCTCGCCCGGAGCCTGCGGGGCTTGCGCCTCGGGCTTGTGGGCAATGGCCGCCATCAGCTCGGCTTGCAGCTCCGCAGCCTTGGCGGTGTCGCCAGCGACCAGCGCCTCGTTGGCCTCGGCCATCTTGGCCTTGATCTCATCAGCAGAGATCGGCTTGGGCGCAGCCGCCTCGGCTTGAGCGGCGCGCAGCTGAGCGATCTCCTCGGCCAGCTCCTGCGCACGCTGCTCGGCCGCGCGCTGCTTGCGCAGGGCCTGGTCCAGGCGCGCCTTGGGGATTACCGGCTGCTTTTTGCCTGGCTCAGGTGCTTCTGGCTCCGCCTCTGGCTCCGGTTCAGCCGCATCATCACCCTCGGCAGCGGGCTCAGCATCGGGTGCGTCGTCAGCGTCGTCGGCTGGCTCGGGCTCGTCAGCAGCGTCAGTGCCAGCATCAACCGGCTCGTCAGGTTGCGCATCGTCCTGCTCCTCGATGTCGTTGCCAAAGTCCAGGCCCTCGGGGAGCGACTCAGCCGGCTCAGCGCCTGGGTACAGATTGTCAGCCATGAATTACTCCTGCTTTTTCTTCGGTGGTTTCTTGGCCTTGTCCTTGGCTGATTTGGCCGCGCTGGCCAGCTGCACCTCGCCCTGGAACCGGGTCGTGGCGAGCTGAGCGGCGGTACGCAGCTGCTCGCCCTGAGCGCGAGCCTGGTGGGTGAGCTGGGCCAGCGCGATACGGGTCTGCAACTCCTCGCGCTTGAGCGCGATCTGCGCCTCCAGCTGGTCGCGCTTGAACTGCTGCTCGGGCGCGTCGTCGCCGCCGGCCATCTGGCTGGTCTTGGCGATGTTCAGGGCGGTGACCGACTGGAAGTTCTCGGCCTGGGCCTGGAGCTTTTGCAGCTCGGCCTGGGCGGTTGCGATGGCGATCTGCTGCTGCTGCTGCATCAGCTGGATCTCCTCCTCGCTCGGCGCAGCCAGACCCAGCAGCTTCTCGACCTCGGCGGCGATCTCGTCGCGCTCGGCAAGGTCGCTGTGGCGAATGATGACGGTGTCCGGGATCGCCAGGCCGTTCATGCGCATGTCCATGAGGGTGGCGAACTGGCCTTCCTCGTAGTTGTTGCGGCGCGGCGAGGTGCTGATGACCACGTCGTAGTCGCCCCGGGTCACGTCATTGATGACCTGTCCGGCAGCGTCGATGGCGTTGATCTGCACTTCTTCCGGGTCGGCCTGCGGGTTCGGATCGGTGGTGATCTGGATCACCCGCTCCTCGGTGTAGAAGTCCTGGATCAGCTCCAGAATCTTCTCCGCGATCAGCCGGCGGGTCAGCTCCATGTGGGTCGCCGGCACCTCCAGCTGGACCTGGCCCTGCTGGGTCTTGCGATCCAGGGCGACGCCCGAGACAGTCGCGGCCGAGAAGCCGAGCATGCCGTCGTTGACCCCGGAAATCTCGCGGATGGCGAACGCCGCCTTCTCGCTGATGCGGTCCAGGCCGGTCGGCACGGTGTTGGGCTGAATCTTCTGCGGCGGCTGGCTGCCACGGGCGTGCTCCAGGATCAGGCCCGTCTCGGCGCCGCGCTCCTCCAGCTCGTCCACGGTCATGTTGACCAGCGTGCCTTCTTCCACCATCCAGCCGCTGTTGGCCGTGGTGTTGACGATATGCAGCTCCTGGCTGCGCGTCTTGTTCAGGTACTCCTGCGGGCCGACCAGGTTCTTGACCATGCCGAAGGCCACGCCGCGGCGGAAGTACGGGAAGAACGGCACCACAGTGAAGGTCTGGTAGATCGACCAGTCGTCGAACAGCTCGATCTGATCGGCCGTCACCGTCCAGCGCACGCGCCGGCCCGGCCGCTTGTGCATGAACAGCTGCATCTTGTCGGCGAAGGCCTTGGCCTTCTTGTCACTCCAGCCGCTCGGCACCTCAGCCATGTCGCCCGTGGTCGGGTCGACGAACATGCGCTCCATGGTCCACTGGTAGTGCTGGCGTTCGATCACGCGCACAGAGCGGATGTCGCGCATGTCGGCCGCCGCGTCGTAGACATAGGACTGCCCGCTGGTGGTGGCCTGGCCGAAGGTGTTGTCCTCGAACTTCACGCTGTCATAGCGCATGTGCTCGCCGCTCTGCACGTGCGAGCGGATGCTGGTGACCTTGTCCTTGCCGTACTTGCCCTCGATCTCGTCGAGCGACATCCAGCGGGTGACGATCACCTCGTTCCAGGTGTTCGGGTCGTATTCCTTGGCATCCGGGTCCAGGACCACGGAAATCGGGTCGAGCGAGGTGATCTTCACCTCACCCTGCATGTGGTTGTCGAAGTCCATGCGGATGTCGAAGTAGCCGCGGTCCTGGATCAGGCCGTCGGCCGCCACCTGCATTTCGACGTACTTGAAGCGGTTGGCGTGCAGGATCTGCATGGTCAGCTTGTTGAGCACCCCGGCCACTTCGCGCGAGGCGTTGCGGCGAGGCTTGAAGGCCACCTGTAGATCACGGCGGATGTGCTCGCCAAGGGCAGTGTTGATCACCGCCAGGATCATGTTGAAGGTCAGCGCAGGCCGACCCTCCTGCTCCAGTTTGGCCTTGGCGGCTTCATCCCACTGTCCTTCGCCGGTGTACATGCCGTTGAGCTTCGCAGCCGTCTCGATGTACTTGGTGTGGCCGTTGTCGCGCGCACGAACGTAGCGCGCGTGGTTGGTCTTGGCGGTGGTCTTTGGATCAGAAGTCGCCACTGGCGGTTCCTCAAATATCAGCAGTGCTTATATTAACACGCAGCGGCATGTAACTGCTGCTTCAACGCGTACACCATCAGCGGCCAGACCTTCGCCACCGCATTCTGTCGAGCAATCTTGCGGCCCAGCTCAGCGTCGAAGTTTTCGGGGCTCGCGCAGGCCGACTCGCCGGTGACGGTGGAGCCGTTCTGGAGTACCAGGACGCAGAAAGTCAGCAGGGCCAATGGCGCTAGGTCTTCACAATCCGCCGTGGGCCGCTCTTTGCCCGAGTAGTCCCCGGCCGCCAAGGCGCCGGCGCGGCCGTTGTATGCCGTAAAGTAGTGCTCGCTGGCGATGTTCGCCTCGATATCAGCAGGCGTGACGCGCGGTGCAGTCAGGCCTTTGGCCTGGATTTCCTGTTCAATTGCCTTGTCGTTCATGTGTCGCCCCTATGAGGTCATGTGGTTCTTGCGGCGGCCCGCGGTGCCACGGGCCAGTTTGTCCAGCTTGTCTTTCCAGCTCTTTTTGGGCTTGGGCAGCTGCTCGCGCGGACGGACCAGCAGTGAGAGCATCTGGCCGATCCACGCCATGGCGTCGACGCCGTCGTCATGCACGCCATTGGGGAAGCGCATCATTTCCGCCACCAGCTGCGCCGTGGCGTTGCAGTGCTTGCGGAAGAAGACCAGGCCCTGCTGCATGCGGCCCTGGATCGAGCGTGCCCGGGCGATCTTGTCGCGTTTGCCGGGGTTCAACTCCTCGATGTAGAAGCTGGTCAGCCGCTCCTCGCGGATGCGCTTCTCCAGGAACGGGCGCAGGGTCATTTCGATGTGGCCGCGCTCGATGCCGGTGATGGCCGAGCGCCAGGTCTTGTAGACCTGGAGGATGCGGTCGGTGAGCTCTAGCGGACCCCAGTGACCGCGCTGAATGTCCACCACGAATGTACGATCATGCTTATCGACACCCACAGTAATGCCCACGGAATAGTCGTTCTGCTCTTTCTCACCGATTGCCAGGTCCCAGGCCGTGTAGAAGTTCAGCTCCGAGTAGTCCGGGATGTCCTGCGCCCCGTACCACTGGAACATGGACTTGTTGAAGTAGTCGCCCTCATCGGGTGTCGGGTTCTGCTGGTACAGCGCCTGCCAGTCACGCGGCCCCACGGCGCGCTTGATGCGCTCCAGGGCCTCGATGTCGTAGCGCTCGGCATGCAGCGGGTCGCCCGCCTTACGGAACAGCTCGTCGTGGACCGCCTGGGCCGGGTACTCGACCACCACCCACTCGTCGCCCTCACCCTCGGCCTGCTTGCGCAGCAGGCGCCCGGCCAGGTCGTCGTCGTGCCAGCGGGTCAGGATGACCAGCACCCCGCCGCCGGGGGCCAGACGGGTGTAGGCCGTTGAGGTGTACCAGTCCCAGACCGCCTCGCGGCTGGTCGCGGACTCCGCGTCCGCCCGGTTCTTGACCGGGTCGTCGATTACCAGGACGTGGGCACCCTTACCCGTGATGGGGCCACCGACGCCCGCTGCCGAGTAGCCGCCGCCCTTGGTCGTGAGCCACTGCTCGACCGACTGGCTGTCCTTGTTGACCCCACACTCGGGGAAGACGGCGCCGAACGCCGGGTCCTTGACCACGTCGCGTACTTTGCGCGAGAAGCCGTTGGCCAGGTCGGAACCGTAGGAACAGCCAATGAACTCGTGATCCGGGTAGCGCCCCAGGTGCCATGCGGGGAACGATCGGCTGCCGATCTCGGACTTTCCGTGTCGCGGCGGCATGAAAATCATCAGCCGCGGCGATTCTCGCGCCGCAACAGCGGCAGAAAACCATTCGAGCTTGTCGCATATGTCCTTGTGGACCCAGCCGGGCTCGTACTTGTCGTTGAAGCGCAGGATGAAGGGCAACAGATGGGTCTTGGCCAGCTCGCGCCGCGCCATTTCCTGCTTGGCGGCCTCGGCGGCGTCCAATTCGCCGTTTTCAGCCTCTTTTGCCTGCTTGCGGGCCTCAATCTTGGCCAGCGCCTTGGCCTTGTTGGCCTGAATGCGCAGGTGCTCGCGTCGTTTGGCCTTCAACGGGTCGTCGGCAAGCCCTTCGACGCGCGTTTTCAGGCTGTCGGGCACCTGCTGCTGGGCCTGTGACTGGGCGCAATAGACGCAAAAACCGAGGTTGTTGAACAGTGTGGCGGGGTGATCCCTCTCGCACTTGGAGCAGCGCCGCGTTTCGAGCGGCTTGGTGCGGTTGGAGATCACTCGACCTCCTCAAATTCACCCTCAATGGGTCCCGGGGCGAGCGAATCGACGCCGAGGCCCGCCAGACGCATGAGTTCGGCCACCGGAAGGTCGGCCAATTGCCGCGCGGTGACCGTTTTGGGCGTTTCCACGACCGGCGCATCGCTCAGGCGATGCAGTTTCACCAGCGAATCGGTCGCCCGGACCATTTCCATGGCGGTGCCGGCACTGTGGTAGGCCTTCATGTACATCATGTGGGCCTGCTCGACCCCGAAACGCACGCGCGGCAGCGAGTGGCGCTCCATTTCCCCCTCGTAGTGCTCGCGGTAGCGCACGATGTCCGGGTCTTTCTCCCACTTGCCGCCGGTGGCCGCCGAGCAGCCCGCCTCTTTCGCGCTGGCGGTGATGTTCAGGCCCGAAACGCGGGCGGCGACATACACCTTCTGCTGGCTGGTGAGGCGAGGAAGGTCGTGGAGTCCGAGGCGTTCGTCCGCATCCATGGTCGCCAGCTGGGTGTCGAGGTCGACGAGTGGCTTCATGGGTGAAGATATTAGCACTGCTGATAATCACTGGCAAAAGAAAGGCCCCGAAGGGCCTTGGGTCACTGGCATCCGGGCGTCTGGGGGAAGGCCAGGCACTGATTGCGCATCAGCTCGGGGTAGTAGCCGCCCTCCGCCGCCGGCGTTGGCTGCGGGCGCTGCTGGCGTTCGATCTGGTCCAGGCGGCGCATCACCTCGGCGTGCTGGTCCGCCTGCTCCTGGTCGCGGTTCATCTGCTCCAGGTGCAGCTGCTGCGCCTCGATCCGCTGGCTCAGCTCGCGGTGGCCGTAGGGATCGGCAGCCAGCGCGGCCGGGGCGAGGAACAGGGCGAGCAGCAGGGGTTTCGCGTCCATGGAAAAGGTCCTGGTGGAAATTTTTGCAGAAATTTTTGGGGTTTCGATCTGGGGGAATTGTGAGCTGGCGAAGGGCCAGTGTCGAGGGGCGAAAGTCGATTGATTTTGGACACGGGTCGCGGGTGGCAGGGGGGTATGGGGTCGCTGGTTCAGGGACTCCCGGTTTGGATTCGGCTTCCTGGTTCGGCCGCTTCCAAATTCAAACCCAAGGAACCTTGTTTTAACCCCCCCGGGGGGTATGGAGGCAACACATGCTCGTATCACACGCCATCTTCGTCGCACTCACCATCGTCATGGTCTGCGCGCCGCTTGTCACCGCTGCCTACCTGTGGGCCGAGCGCCCGCAAGGCCGCGTCAACAAGGCACGCAACAAGGGCTATGGCCTCAAGGCATCACTGCTCGTGCTGGCATGTGCAGTCGTGGCTTCGCCCTTCGCCTACATCACCACCAGCTACCTGATCTGAGGAGAGACACCA